CTCGGGACTCACTAACTACCCGTTCTGTGGAACCGCGCGCGGCATGACAAACCACCAAGTATTGGAAAACCACCAGGTTGAATTCGTTAGCGAGTTCGTCTCGTGGGTAGCCCACTTGGCAAACTATCCAATGGACAAATTCAGAAACTTGACTGCCCTCGAACTCATAACCGAGGGGTTAAGTTTTCCTTTTAAACCTGCGGAAAAGAGCGAGTTTCATGCACCACGGAAAGCAAATGTGGGGCGCTACAGGATTATACAACAATCTGGACTAACACTCCAGATGTTGGAGCGTATCTTGTACACCCCCACCATGGACCACCACAAATCTATGAGAACTGAAATGCCTTCTCAGTCAGGAACTGGTTTCACTACTGACGAGCAACTCAGAGAACTCCAGTCTCGCCTCATGGAGATGTCTGCAGAACACAAAAATCGGACCGTCTCTTCAGACGACGTAACGGGGTGGGAGTACTCCACACCTTTATGGCTGCAGAGACTCTTTCAAGACAGCTTTGTGCAACAGTGCTCAGCTCCGGAAGACTCTCGTTTTGCAGACTTAGCTGAAAAGCTGTTTGTGTGCGTAGTCGAGAAACCAGTGTTCGTTGACGCTTTCGGCAGGATGCTGGTGTTCAAACCCGGCTACTCGGGTATAACGATTTCCGGCAGGGTCCCTACTACTTTTAGTAATAGTCAAATGAGGGCTTCTCTTCACGCTCTCGTTATGATGAGGATGGGAATTTCGGATGAAGATTACCGCTCGCTGACCAATGGTGATGATCACTTGTGCTTTAACGCCCACGATCACCCTCTTTCGAGAGACGACAAGAAGGAGTTTCAGCAACAAGTCAAGAAGCACTACGCTGATTTGGGTTTTACGCTGAGAGAACAGACAATACACGAGACTAGATGTGGATTCTGTTCTACTAGCTACGACACAGCTTCAGACGATTTTCCCACAACGTCAAACCCCGACAAAATGACGGCCAACATGTGCCAGAATATAGTCGAGGGGGCACAACCCCACGAGGAGATTCACAAACAATTCATCTTTGCACTGAGGCACCACCCTGAAAAGGAGAAGTACCACAGTTTAGTTAGTAAAATGTTCGGTGAGGTGAATTTGGTGGATCAACTTCCCATCGACTACGATGCTCTGATCGGAGAGCACAGTCGCTGAAGTTGGGGATA